GATTGCAGCGGCTGCGGGCGGTGTTGATGAAATGGCTTATTTTGAATGGTCAGCCCCAACTGATGACATCAATGACCCTGCCAACATAATTGCTGCCGTGCCCGCACTTGGTCACACAATTCATCATGACAATATTGGCCAATTGTTAAATGACCCGCATGAGGTTTTAATGACTGAGGTTTTGAGTAGGTGGGTGGCGACAATAACCGCAGCGGTTGGTGAGATTGAATGGCGGGCATGTGAATCAAATGATTTGGATTTAGACCCTGAGAAAATTACCTGGATGGCGTTGGATCATTCACCTGATCGAAAACATGCGGCATTGGTTGCAGCCCAGCAATTACCCAATGACCAATTTTTGATCAAACTATTGCACACCTGGCAAAATGATTTGACCTTGGATGATAAAGCGGTGGCCAATGATGCATCCGCCTATTGCCGCAAATACCCAATTGAATTTTTGGCGTTTTCCAGGCGCACCAGTGTGGCGGTGGCTGATCGGTTGCGCCCCGCTGGGATTCCAGTTTTGGAAGCCGATTCATTTTATCCGCAGGCGTGTGATGAATTATTGTCAGCAATAAATTCAGGCAGGTTGCGACATAAATCCAGCGAGCAATTGACACTGCAAATGTTATCTGCGGTTAAATTGCCCAGGGGTGATGGTGGAATGGTTTTTGGCAGGCGGGCAAGTCAATCAGCAATTTGCGCAGCGGTGGCATCTGCCCTGGTCACACATTTTGCGACACGCCCAAGCACGGATGTTGATATTTTGGTGGGTTGATGCTAATTGCCTGAAAAAATAAGGGCATGGGATTACTTGATGTTTTTAAAATTAAAGCAATTGAAAATCAGTCATCCCCTGATGTAGCAGCGGCAAACCTGGCACCACTGCCAAATTTAAATTCACTTTACACTTTTATTGATACACCAATCAGCGCAACTTATTCAGAATTTATTTCAATCCCATCTGCAACTAGAGCAAAAAATATTATTGCACAATCAATCGCATCAATCCCATTGGTGTTGCGTGATCGCACAACTGGCATGCGTTTAGATGCTCCCAGGGTAATTGATACACCTGACCCAAGGCTGCCAGGTCAGGCAACCTATGGATGGACTGCTAGCGATATTTTGCTTTATGGGTTTGCTTACTGGCAGATCAAATTGCTGTACCAGGACACATTTAGAGTGCGTGAGATTGTAAGAATTTCACCTGATCGGGTTGGCATTGAAACCAATGCAAATTCCACAGAAATTATTGGATACACAATTGACGGAACCCGTGTGCCTGATAGTGGTGTTGGCAGTTTAGTTGTTTTTTACAATCCAGGAGATGTTGGTGTGTTAAATCGGGCAGGCCGCACAATTCGCACGGGTGCAGAATTAGAACGGGCAGCAATGAATTATGCCAGGGAGCCAATTCCATCAATGGTTTTAAAATCAAATGGATCAGCATTGCCATCAGATCGGATTGCAAAATTGCTGGAGCAATGGGGCATTGCAAGGCGCAGCCGCACAACTGCATTTTTAAATTCTGACATCAATTTGGAAAAGGTTGGTTTTTCACCTGATGAATTGGGTTTAAATACTGCTAGGGAACACATTGCAACTGAGATCAGCCGTGCATGTGGAATTCCTGCATATTTTACTGATTCACCAAGTGGATCATCAATGACATATTCAAACGCAGTCACCGCCCGTCAAACATTGTTGGACTTTAGTTTGATTCCAATTTGTGATGCAATTTCACAAAGATTATCAATGCCTGATTTCACACCATCAAGCCAAGTCATCAGACATGATTTTGATGTGTATTTGCGTGGCTCAGCATTTGAGCGTGCGCAGATTTATGAAATACTAAACCGAATTGGCGTGATGACCGCTGATGAAATAGCACGGAAAGAGGACATGGCACTATGAAAATAAACACACCAATGCAGATTACCGCAGCCGATTCAGAATCCAGGACAATTACTGGCCGAATTGTTGCTTTCGGAGAAACTGCAAATGCATCAACTGGAAAAGTTGTTTTTGCCAAAGGCAGCATTGCTCCAAAGGATGTTTTCTTAAATCTTGAACATGACCGAACACGCAGAATTGGAAAAACATTAAGCATGAGTTTAAATGAATCAGGAAAATCAATTGATGCAACATTCAAAATCGCAAAAACTACTGCTGGCACTGATGCATTAGAGGAAGCAATTTCAGGGCTTAGGGATGGATTTTCAATTGAATTGGCAGTCAATGATTATGAAATGCAAAAAGATGGCACCATGAAGGTGACATCAGGAGAATTGACAGGTGTTGCATTAGTGACTGAGCCAGCGGTCAAATCCGCCAGGGTTAGTGATGTTGCAGCAACTGAGGATGAAAAAAATTCTGATGCGGAAAAATCCGAAACAGATCAAACCAAAACCGAAGGAGAAAAAACAGTGTCAGACAATACGCCTGAACAAACAACAACTGAATCAGTTGATGTTGCACCAACCGTTCAAGCCACATCAGCACCAGTGGCTTACACAACACCAAGGTCACCAATTATTAACAAAGTGACTTATTTAGAGCATTTTTTAAAGGCAAATGTTTTGGGTGATGAGGATTCACGCATTTATGTGCGTGCAGCCGACAACACCACATCAACTGCACCTGGAATGGTGCCAACACCACAATCACTTCAAGTTATCAATGCATTAGCAAATGGTGACCGTGGAATGATTGATGCACTTAGCCGTGAGGCTTTAATTGGTGAGGGCATGACATTTGAGTTGCCAAAGGTGACTGCCGTGCCAGTAGTTTCAAATGTTGCAGAAAATGCAGCAGTGACTGAATCATCACTATCAGCCACATTTTTGAGCGTTCCAGTTCAGTCCTTCAAAGGCCGTGCGATTACGACCGTTGAACTCATTGACCGCAGCCGCCCCGAATATGTAGCGGCCCTCCTTTCAAATCTTGAGTTTGCCTATGCAAAGGTGACTGATGAATTTGCAGTTGGAACAATTCAAGCCGCTGGACAACAAACTGGTGTGAATGCAAACACTGCCGCAGGATTTTTGGCTTATACATCCCAAGCCGCAGCCGCAGTTTATGGTTCATCATTAGGATTTGCGCAAAACCTGGTTGTATCTCCAGGACAATGGGCAAATATCATGGGATATAACGACAACGGAACACCACTTTACAACGCAGCAAATCCATCCAATCAGGCTGGACTTGCAACCGCTGGATCATTGCGTGGCCGTGTATCTCCAGGACTTGATCTATATGTGAGCCGATCAATTGGAAATGCTGGTGCAACAACATCCACTGGAGATTTTTCAATGGTCACAATCAATCCACAGGCTTGGACATGGTATGAATCTCCACGCTTTACATTGCGCACCGCAATTCAAAGTGATGGCACCGTTGATTTGCTTTATTACGGTTATGCCGCAATTGCTCCAAAAATCCCATTTGGCGCATGTTGGAATCAAAACTAAATAAAAAATAAATCATGGGTTGTGGTCGCTCCCGAACATAACCCAGTCGAATGAAAGGATTCACTAATGCCCATCATTGATGCAGATGATTTGCGTGCCGTGTTGGGCGTTAGTGTGTCCATGTATTCTGATGCATATTTGGATCAAATAATTGCATCCAGTGAGCAAATATGTTTGCCATTGCTAACTGCTTATCAATCAGCGGTTGATTCTTACAAAATTGTTGATGATGTTGTTTATTTTTACACAATTAGATCAAATCTTTTTGTGCAGGGTCAATCAGTCATTGTGACTGGTTGTGGTGATGCTGATGGAACCTATACAGTTGATGCCCGAACATCAAACACATATATGTTCAGTGCGGCCTTAGTAGCAGCCGACACACTTAGCACCATTCCAGTCATCCCCGCTGGGATTGCCGTGCTTGATGGGTCGAGTGCGGCTGATCTTTATGCAAACACTGATGCAATCAAAAATGCATTGCTGGGATTATCCACCGATATATTCCAGGCAATAATTGCACCAGGATCACAAATTGAGGGCGTGGATTTTGCCCAGACAATTTACAGGACAGGCCGAAGCATGATTAACCGTCAATTTGGTTTATTGGCTCCTTACATTGACACTGAAACAATTTGCC